CCGACACGTCACCGATACGCCGCAGGGTCTCGGGCACGGTGTCGGCGGACTCACCGAAGGCGATCAGCTTGCGGCCGGCGTCGGCCAGTTCGGGGAACTCGAATGGCGTCTCGGCCCCGAGTTCGCGGAGCTTGGCGAGCGTGGCCTCGGCTTTCGCGGCGTCACCGATCAGGGTGGCGAAGGCGACTTTCGTCTGCTCGAAGTCCGCGGCGGCGGTGACCGATTTCATGCCCACCCCAACCGCTGCCGCCGCGCCTGCCATCGCCGCACCAATCCCCGCCGTCATGGCGACCATCCCACCCTTGCCAAGTCCGGCCAGTCCCGCACCGGTGAGTTTCCCCATGCGGCGGGCGGAGGCTGCGACAAGCTCGGTGGCTCCGGCCATGGCCCGCTTCAATGCGGTGATGTCGGCTCCAAGGGTGACGGTGAGGGCGCTCATGCGCCGGGGGGCGGAGTCAACTGGGGAACGTTAGAGCGCTGGCACCGGCCAGCGATGGAAATGTGATTGAGTCATGAGATTGAAAAGCTTATGGCCGGTTGCTCAGCCGCGACTTGTTAGCCGACTATTTCTTAGCGTGAAGTATCGCCCATGGTAAAATCCCTCTGGCTTCTCTTCGACATAAGGGCTTCCGAAAATCTCGTTGGAAGCTTGAAGAGTGAAATCAGTTCCAGCAGCCCTATACTCCCAGCCAAGACCTATCGCCTCGCTGATAAATCCGTCTATATCCGCCCTGATGATGTCCGGCAGGTATTTGTAGTCATCGCTACACTTCGGTGGGTTCAACCGATAGTCATGCTGAAAAATCCCGATTACGAGAAGTTTGCTCCCATTGTGCTCTTCGCTTTGGACGGTGATATTCAGCTCATATACGCCCTTGGACTTCGGTTTCGACGACACCTTGTAGCGAAACTTCTCTTCACCACGTGTCGTCTGACGGGACTTTGCCTTTGAGATCATTTTATTGGCTAACGTAGAGGTGTGGCAACCGGCTACCGGGGGCGCCACTCCGCAACAGGGTTAAGAGTGTAGTCTTGAGGGTCATTTCGATTCGGGGCGGGTAGCCGGTTGTCCACCACCAACTTGTTGTGCGGTTTTGTATTCCGGATGGGCAGCAAGATTCTCAGATGCGTAAGCGGAAAGGGTCCCCTTAGAGTAGGTGGTAATCGAGGACAGATTACCGTCGCGGTCCCACTCATACCGTGGTCCGTGATGCTCGCCGTCCACAAAATGGCCGTAGACCAATAAAGTGCCTTTTGGGGACCACTTCTCCCATATTCCGTTTCTAATGAATTCTCCGGAAGCGTTCTTGTATCCCTGAACTCGCTCAAGAGGCTGTCCGTCAGGAAAGAACACAATCGTAGTGATTCGGTCTCCCTCAGATTCAACAACTGGCATCTTCAACTGGATGACGGCTTCGAGCCTCGGAATGGCGTCAGCCTCGTAGAGGTCAAGTCCACCGAGACGGGAGATGTAATCTCCTGCAAGCGAGTCGGAACCTCCATACCTCCACAATTCGAGGACGTGGCGTGCAGAGGCACTCTTGAAGTCTTCGAACTTCGCAAATCCGCTAGATTCGACCTCGTCCCAGATATGTTCAAGCATCATGATCTGGTAAGCGGCGCTGTGGTAAATGTAGTGAGGGGAGTGTCTTCTTCCCGGTGAAAAGGTATTAACCTTGTGCCAGTCCGGCTTTGTGTCTGCAACAGACTTCCCAGAGAGAGCCTTGGAAATCGGAGATTCCTCAATTCGCTCCGAAACCCTGCAGAAAAGGCGGTATTCAGTGAATCGGAATCTGCCTGTGTTGGTGTCGACTTCCTGATGGGAACAATTGAGTTCGCTCCATGGAAAGAACAGGGGGAGAGCAAACAACGCGACTGCCAGAAGCCCGATGCCAGTGAGTCCCGCCCACGCTACCCGTTTTCTGGTGAGTTTCATCTTCTTCGCACAACAGTGGAATTAGTTCACGAAATAACACGCGCATAATGCGTGCGCGCCAGCGCGCGCGTGAGTTATTCGGCTGACGCGCCAGCCGTCGCTGCCTGGACAGGTCGTTTTCATGGGCATGAGTCTCGCGATCCACGGGCCATCGGTCAAGCGGATTTCCGCGCCTGTTTTCCGACTCGGTTGCGGTCAGGACCCGGCCGATTCGCCCCATTTCACCCGCAGCGCCTCCAACTGCTCCCGGAGGCTGGTCTGACCCTCCCCCGTGCTGCTCCAGTTCGCCCGCACCCCATTTCGCCGCAGCAGGCAGTGCTGGTACTGGAACAGACGGGCCAGCGGCATGAAAAGAATCCGCTCCTCGGGCCAGCCGGTTTCGGCGGCAATGGCGAACACCTGGGCGGCTAGGAAGCCGGGCTCGTCGCAGGGCGGGGCTTTTTTCCGCCGATGCCGGCCACGGGATCCACCTGCGCCGCCTCCAGTTCGCGGCTTTGTTCCTCAAGCCGCTTGAACGCGGTCTGGAAATCGGCCGGCGTGAGCCCACCACAGAAGATGAGCGCGGCCTCACGGAACGTCTGGTCGTTGAAGGACGCCCGCACCACCTCGGGCCACGGGGCGCAGTGGGTGAAGACAAATCCCATGATGGCGGAAGTGAACTCGGGCGTGCCGTCCTTGGGAATTTCCCCGTTCACCAGCGGGTTGCCGGTGCGCAGGAGCACATCGTAGCTGGCCAGGGAGAGCGGACGCATGGCGTGGTCGCCCACGATGACCTCCACGTCATGGAAGGCGGCGGAAAGTTGCTTTTGGCGGTCGGTGTCGTTCATGGGATTTTCAGAGGTAGCGGAGGAACAGGTCTTCGGTGGCGGGGCTGGCGTTGAGCGGGATGAAGGCGATCTTGCCCCGGCGCTTGATGCAGGCGAGCGGCACGTCCTGCTTCACCTTGTCCACGAGGCGTTCCCGGTTAAGCAGGGCGCACTTGATGTAGGCGAACGGATGCTCCGGGTTGGCCAGGTGCCAGGCCTCGTCGTGCCACGCGGCGATGAGTTCCTTGGTCTGGAACTTCCCGTCCGGGCTGTGGGGCTCGAAGAACCAGACGATGCGTTCGCCGCGGATGCCATCGCCGACGACCCGAACAAACGGCTTTTCGGCCAGCGGAATGCCAACGGCGGTGAGGGCGGCGGCCAGACAGGTGTTGCTGGTGGCGGTGGAGGAAATGTGGGAGACGGCGTTCACGGTGCGGGTTGATCGGTCATGGGTCATGGGTCATGGGTGGAAATGCGTTGCTGAGTCTTTCTCTTCACTAATGACTCGTGACCCGTGACTCATGACTGTGGCACATGCGATGAAATCGAAAAGCGTTAGGCACCGAGAGTGACAAACGGATAATGGGTGGCGGTGATGTCGATCTTCTCGAAGTCCTCGTTGTTAAGGGCGCGGCTGATCTGCTTGATGATGGTGGTGCCGCCCGCGGCAGCTTGAAGATGGGCCGGGAAAGCGTTGGCGAGCGTGAGGGGCGCGCCGAGTTTGCTGCTGAAAGGCGAGGTCTTGGCGACGAGGCCGGAGAGCTTGATCTCCACCTTCTCCTGGTAGAACGAGAAGCCGATGATCTCCCCGCCCTTGTCGAGCACGGGCTTTTCCTGGTTGGAAAAGTCGAACGATAGATCGGTGATGAGGATGCCCGACTGATCGTTCGGGATGCCCCAGTTGCCGGTGGTGCCAAGGAGGTTAGCGGACATGCCACGGGCCGCTTGTCAACCGCGCTCACACCGCCGAAACCACGGCCTCGTAGCTGAGGGTGGTTTCGCGGCCGCGGGCCTCGTCGGGAGTGGTGGCGCTATCGCGGCCGATTAGGTCGTGGAGAATGAAGGTGTCCGAGTCGAGGGCCGCCTGGATTGCAGCCTTGCCGTGGAGCAGGTTCACGAGCAGCGCCGCCCAGAGCGCGTGGGTTTCCGCCGGGGTGTCATCCGCCTGGGAGAACAGATGCACATCGAGCTTCACCCTGGCGGTGTGGGGCAGTGCCGGGACCGGCTTGGCTTCGGTGGTGTTGAGGACCACGCACGGCCGGGTGCGCAGTTCATCGCGGTTGGCGACATGAACCGGGATGCCGACCGGAAACCCCACGGGCCGGTGGGTGTCGATCCAGGTGGCAAGGCGTGCGGTGAGGCAGTCTTCGATCAGGTTGGGCATCTTGCCCGGTGGCGCGAAGTCAACCGGCGCGGCGGCGCATGGACCGGTTTGTCCGGTCGGAGATTTTCTGCAACGACGTGGTGAGCGCCTTGCGCAACCTGGCCGCGGCAATCCGCAGCGCGATCTCAATCCCCTTGGCGGTTGTCACGTCGTCGATGTAGTCGAGCTTGTTGATGAGCGTGACGGCGGGCTTGTCGCCGGTCTTCACGGTGGCGGTGCCGGGTGCCTGCTTGTGCCGGGTCGCCCACTGAGCTGCTCCCCTCACCCGCCCGCCGATAGCCTTTGCCGCATTGAGCCACGAGCCCTTGGCAAAGCCGACCCGCTTCATGATCTTGGCGACGTAGGTGTCGCGAGCCTTGGGACTGGTCACCACCTGGAGCGGCTTTTGTCGCTTGCTCACATTGCCGTAGCCGGTGCGGGCGTGCTGGTGCAGGCTCGGGTCAAGCCGCCCAACCGAGAGCATGTTCCACTGCGAGTTCGACTGCTGGAGCACCTGTCCGGCGCGGGCGAAACGGCGGTTCTGGATGTTCGCCCAGAACGTGTCTGCCGCTGCTGAGTCGGATCTCCGGATTGCGGCAAACGCGTCGGACGGCAGCGCGAACACCCGGTTGATGTCGCCCATCACCGCCTTCTCGCCCCGCTGTTTCGCTTTGTCGGAGAAGCCAAACGGCCGGGTGTTGCGGGCGAGTTCCACGGCCAAGCCCCGCGCCTCCTGTTTCACCAACGATTCCAGCGACCGGCCGACCTTTTCCGGGTAGCGTTTGAGCAGGCGGGCTACGGTGAAGCTCCCCTGCATCCTGGCCGTATAGCGAATGTAGCCGTCACTCATCGGTGCTGGTCAGGGTGAGGGTGAGGAGCGGCGAGCGCGGGTGGCTGGACACCTTGGCGATGCGATAGGCGGCACCGTCCACCACGATGCGCTCGCCGAACTTGGGCAGCGCGGCCGGGAACGCGGATCTGGCGACCCGCACGCTGAGGTCGGGCGACTCGACGAAACCGCCCATTTCAATCTGTTGTTCGCTGCGCAGCCGGCTGACCAGGACGGACAGATTGAGGTGGTTCCAGGTCGCCGCCGCGCCATATTCGGCTAGCAACTGCTGGAAGTCGGCCAGAATGTCGGATTCGAGAGACATGCCTTGGGCGGCATGTCAAGCTGGTGGACCATCAACTTGCCGCAGCCCCAGCGACCAACAATGACAACCACGGAAGGATTAGGAATACAAAGAACGCGATGATTGACGACACAATCAGGAAAACACCCGCGAAAGGACGACCCGTGGCACAGCCGACAATTCCCAATATCCCCGCAGCCGTGCAGATCGGGAGAGACACAAACATCATGGAAAGGCCAGCGACAGGAATCAGGCAGATCAAAACCCCGATCAAGAGAAGAATCCATCCGGCAAAAATTGAAGTTGATTTCGTCCTTGGATCCGCCATTCCGCCATGGCCAATCGTTGGCCTATAAACCCTGGTTACAAGGAGCGTGGGTCTCCGTGCGGCCTGGCGGCGGATCAACTGGCGACCGCTGTCGATAATAACCTCTGTTTTTGGAGGACTGGGGATCATGTCGGGTTGGGTTGAATGGATTTCTCCGCAGGCCTTACGATCTTCGTTTCTGCCGGATACTCAACCCAAAAATGAAACACCCTCCCCGGTTTCCCAGAGAGGGTGCTGCGTATGCCAATCAACCAAATGAGAATCAGGAATACTCGCCGGCGACCAGATTGACGCGGCAGGCGGCGGTGCCGTCCAGTTCGATGAGGGCCGGTCCCTCGTTGACCACGAAGACGGTGGGCGCGTTGGCCTCCTTGGTGGCGGCACCGACCGGGATTTGGCCGGCGGCGGCCATCAGGTGGACCATGTCGCCAGGTGCGAGGGCCAGTCCGAGGTTGGCGTTGAGGGTGATCGAAACCCCGGCCTGGACCGAGGCAACCACACCGCGCACGCCGGTGCCGGTGACCGCGGAGAACAGCACCACCACGTCACTGGCCGCCGCCCCGGCATAGGGCACACAGTTGATGACCGTCTGGTTGGACGCGCTGGTGGCGGTGACCGTGGTGGATTTGGTCGGTGCCCGGAACGTGAACAGCGAGGCCGCCTTGTCGGAGGTGCCACTGACATACTGGACGCGGATGCGGTCACGCCCGCCAGCGGGGACCACGACGTGGCTGAGGGTGGATCCGGCGTTGCCGGTGAAGCTGAATGGAATCATGGTGATGGATGGTGGGTTGGAGGTTAGGGTGGAGCGGCTCACGGTTTGACCAGCCGCTTGAGGGCGTCATTCTTGGCGACGGTGAAGCCATAGAGGCATTCGATGGTGACGAAGACCTTGTTGGCGCGGGTGTCGGTGAAGCGCAGGTAGCCGAAGGTCATGCCGGTGTTGGGATCGGTGACCGCGCCCGCCTGCTGGTATTCGGCGACCGGCTGGAGATAGCGCATGGCCACCGCAACCGCACTTGGATGGACCGCGAACCCGACGAGCTTTTCCGCATGGTCGGACGGGATCACCACGGTTTCGTGGAGGTCGAAGCCGGCCAGCCGCTTGATGAGGGCATCGGTGACACCGGGGGCGCTCAGGTTGAGGTTGAAGCTCTTGGCCACCACGTCGTCGGCGAGCAGGTTGGTGTAGTAACCGGCATCGAGCACCAGCGACCGGGGCGAGGCGGGCATCTTGGCGTTGCCGCAGGACTCGCGCAGGTTGAGCACCTTCTTGTAATCGAAGTTGGAGGCGGCGAGCGCGGGAATGCCGGGGGTGCCGAAGTTGGCGGCGGTGATGACCGTCATGATGTCGAGCAGCACATCCTGGGCAAGCTGTTGGGCGGCGGTGCCAACCAGGGTGTCGAGCAGGTCCATGGCGGTTTCCGCGCTTTCGCGGGCGGTGACGTGGACCGTCTTGAACTTGTGGCGGTTGAGCGTCACCGGGATGGTGGTGACCGTCGAATCCGAGTTGGCGGTGTAGTCACCGGCGAAATCGCTCGACCCGGACGGCGCGCCGACGAGGGGCACGCGAACGGTGTCGCCTTTGTCGGCCTGCTGAGGGCCGAAGTTGGTGGAGAACGAAGTGACTGGCATCAGGTTCGCGGTGAAGGGCATGAGCGCCTTCTGGGCGACCTTGATGTCTTTGACGTTGGTGAGGGTGTTGGACATGGTGGGTTAGGCTTGGATGTTGGACGGTGGGGTGGAATCAGGCTTGGTGCTTGAGGATGAGGGCTTGTTGTTCGGGGGTGAGCTTGCGCCAGAAGACGGTCTGGGCGACTGGATCGGTGATGGCGGCGAACTGCGCGTGGAGTTCCGCGGCCTGCGGTTGGTCCCCGGCGGGAGTGACGCGGGCCGGAGGCGTGGTGCCGGTGGAGGCGACGACACGGGCAACCTCGGTCTGGACGCGGGTGTCGAAATCCGCCTGGGCGGTTTGGAGTTCGGTCACGCGGGCTTGCAGTGCGGCGGCGGTGCCATTGGCGGTGTCGCGCTCGGCTTTGAGCGTGTCGATTTCGGCGGTGAGCAGGGCGAGTTGCCCGCGCAGCGAATCCTGGGTGGTGGACGCCTCGGTGAGCAGTTCGGTCTGGGCTTGGTAGTCCCGCTGGAGAGTCTCCACTTTGGCGAGGGCTTGGGCGAGTTGGTCTTCGATTGCAGTCATCGCACGGGAATGCTTGTCAACCGCGGCGTGATAAACCTTGAGGCGGCGCATGGCTTCGGCGCGGTCCGGGACCATCCCCGCGAGGTTGAACCGCTGGGCCTGTTTGCCGCTGAATGTCTGGCCTTCCATGGCGTCGGCCGGGATGGTGCGCCCCTTCGCCAGCACGGCGGCATGGAACTCCCCAGCGACTTCCGCGAGGTTGGCGTTGATCAGATCCCGCTGGTCGTCGGTCAGGGGGGTGCCGGGCGCCCCCATCGCCTTGTATTTGCCAACCGCGAACACCTCCACCTTGATTCCCTCATTGGCGAGCGCGGCGGAATCGTCAATCACCGCCTGCACCACGCCGATTGACCCGACCTGGGCGGATGGCGTGGCGTAGATGGCGCGGGCTTGGCTGGCGATCCAGTAGGCCGCGGAGCACATGAGCCCCGACGAAAACGCATAGACCGGTTTGCGCTCGTTGAGCGAAGCCACGGCGGCGGCAAGCTCCGGAGTGCCGGCCACCGTGCCGCCGGGCGAGTCGATGTCCAGGAACACCGCCTTGATGTCAGCCCTTCCGCCCGCCTCGGTCAAAGCCGCGCCGATTTCGTCGTGGCAGGTGGCACCCATCAGCACGCGGGCGAAAAGGTCCGGCTTGCGGATGATGGGTCCCTCAATGGACACTGTGCCGACGCCACCCTCAACGGTGAGCAGCGGGCTTTGCGGCCGGGACTGCGGCAGCGGGCCACCGCGTTCATTGAAGGCACGGACGGCCAGCGCCATCGAGCGCAGGGCTTCGGGCTGGATCAACCAATCACCGGGTAGGAGGAGCGGATTCACGCCCCGGCGGCGGTGTCAACGCGGAACCGGATGGCTTCCACAGCATGTCCACCGGCACCCCGTATTTTAGGGCGGTGTCCAGAATCAACTTCGCATCGGTGGCACGGCGGTCGATTTCCTCACCGAAGTCCGCACCCAGTTCGGCGTAGTGGTCGCTGAGCGTTTTGAGGCCCATCTCCACGTCGGCGCGGTTCTGCTGGGCCTCGCGGCCGGCATCGACGGTCACCCGTTTTGGTGGCACCGAACTGATCTTCCACCATTCCGCCACGGGCGGCAGCAGGCCGCGGTTGATCGCATCGCCGATGACGTAGGCCCACACCGGCTGAATGAGGCGGCGTTCCAGGATCATCTGGCGGAACGAGAACCGCCGGTCGGCCTTGGCAACGATCAAGCGCACGCCCGCGCCGCCGATCTTGCTGGAGTCGGCCGCGAACTCGAACGGGATCACCCCGAGAGCCGCGTCACGCCGCAGGTGCTCCAGGAATCCGGTGAAGGTGGGCGACGGGCGGTTCGATTGGAAGCTGTCGAGCGATTCGTCGGGCTTGAGGGCGACCAATTTGCCGCCGACGATGCGCTGGAGCGATACCGGGTCGCTGGATTCACCCGCGCCAGCCGCACCACCTACGACGAAATCCCCGTTGTCGTCCAGTTCGCCCCGCGCCGTTTTGAGGATGCGGGCCACGTCGGCGTTGTCCTTGACCGCGTGTTTCTCCAGCGCGAGGAGTTCCATTTCATCCAGGACGTGGTTGATGGAATGCTGGATCGTCGGGTGCGACCGAACGCCGCCGGCCCATTCCGGCTCGTGGATGTGAAGAATCGCCTCGGCCGGGATGTCGCGGGCTTTGCCGCCATCCTCAAGCACCCGGTAGAAGATTGGTGCGCCCCAAGCGTCGAGACCCACGCCGTCGATGGTTTCCTTGGAGCCGAACTCGTCGCCGATCCGATGCGACTCGATCAACTGGATGCGCGGCTCACCCTCGCCGTCGCGGGTCTTGTGGATGAAATACTCGCCGTCGATGTCCATCCCCCGGCAGACGAGCGACTGGCATTCGGCGAATGAGAACCGGCGCGTCACCTCGCAGCGGGCCGACCAAAGGGCGAAATACGCCTCGGCGGCGCGGTTCCAATCCGGCTTGGCCGATTGTGCCTGAACGCGGATGCCGTCGCCGGTGGAATAAATCGCCATGTTGGCGACCAGCTCCCGGACAAACCCGCTGTTCTTGTGAAGGTAGCGCGCCTTGCGGACCAACTCGGTGCGCACTCCGGGGGTGAGTTCGTTGCGGGAATCGGTGGGCGAAGCACCCGGCACCGTGCCCCGGCGAGGCGACCAGTTGGCCGCTTCATACGGCGACCCCCACGCCTTGGGCACGAGGACTGGCGGCAGTATCAGCTTGGCGATGGATTTGAGGCGGCTCATTTCGGGAGGTATCCGGCGATGAAGGAAACGACGGCGATGCGTGGACGGCCGTAGTTGGCCGGGTCGAGGACCCGAAGAGCGTGCTCGCATTCCTCAAGCACCTGGTCAACCGGCATGGTGAACTGCTTGGACACCGACGTTTCCGCGTCGTTCCAGTTCATGATGGTCTTACCTTCCAGCAGCAGTTCCTTCGCCCGCGCCTGGATGGCGAGCACCTCGCTGACGGTGAATCCGGTGGTGAATAATCCTCTAGGCATGTCCCAGAGGGCTTGTCAACGAAAAGCCCAGATGACCCTTAAGACAGAACCATCTTAATAAGAGCCCACTACTTGTCTTCCAAGTACCAGGAATGCCCGTCCGGACACATGAGAAACGATTTTCCGATCCTGGGATTTGCCGATGATCGATTAGCTTTCTTGCCGCAAATTGGGCATTCGTTCGAGTTGCGACCGCAGCTTACAAGCAAACAACAGGCCGCAACTATAAGCGCAGAAAAGGCCACTGTTCGAGACAGGCTTTGACATTTCATAGCAATCACGGGCCGATCATGACCAAATCATAAGACAGGGCAATCAAAAATTCAAAATTGATGTCGTGTCAGCCTTTCCAGGTGTCGTTGCTGCCCCGCGTGTCGATGTGGACGAAGCCGGACGATTGATAGATCCCGAGCCCCCCGGTGAATTTCCCCGCCTTGCGCCATTCGGATAGCCGGTCATAGACTTGCTGCGGACTCACGCCGTCAAAGGCGATGTCGAGCGCGTTGAATCCGAGGTGCAGGCTCAAAGGGGCACCGCCTACCGCCTTGTTGTAGGCTGGGGAACGGTAGGAGCTGAGGATACGGCAAGGTTTGCCAAACGAAGCGCGGAGTTCGTCAACGACTCGCAGCGTGGGCAGGATCCGCTTCCAGATCGCTTGGGCTGGCTGGCTGTTCTTGACGCCATTTCGCTGCGCCGCGAAGTAGCGGGTGAACTCGGCAGCCGAAAAATGCCGGACACCCTGGGCGTTGAACCAATCGTTGAAGGTGTCGGCTGGCATGGCTTACTTGGCCGTGCGGGGTTCGACAATGATCTCGAAGCTGCCGTCGGGACGGATCTTGACCTGGCCGTTGCTGGTGGCGAAGCGGCCGGTGATCGGCGGAGTGATGCACGATGGCAGCATCAGGTATATGGCTGCGAGCAGGATGCGGATTTTCATGGTGCCTCGTCAGGGGTGTCAACCGGGGCATGGCCCGCCGCCTCCCGCCCGACGATCTTGAGCATCGTGGCGGCGGCAACCTGCATGACCTCTGCATCCCAGAGGTGATTAGGTCGGCTGCCGATCCGTTCCCACAGCCATTTGCCGCCCTTCTTGATCCGGTGCTCGCTCTCCATCTGAGCAAGGTATTCCTCGTCAATGTCATCGGGCACCTCCCACACCGGGCCGTCGTCGGGATTCTGATTGCGGCGCAGGCGGGCGAGCGTGTCCTTGATGTTGAGGTTGGACCAGTAGAACACCGAGCACGATTGGCCGCGGCCCAACACCACCTTGCGGCGCGGCGAATAGAACCGCTCGACGGACTTGCGGCCCTTGACCTTGTGCGTGAACGTCGCCCGCTTGTCCCCCATGAGCGCGGTCCAGCCGTGCGCGGCGCATTCCCGATAGACATCATAGGTGGCATAGCCCGCGTCGATGAAGACGAGGTTGGGATGAATGCCGAAGCGTTCCTGGACGGCCTGGACATCGGTGAACGTGTGAACTCGCTCGTTCCAGATCAGGCGGCTTGAGCCATCCTCGGCCCATGCGCGGGCAACCAGCCACAGGTGGTCAAGCTGGCAGTCCACCGTGAGGATGCGCAGCGGACACGCACAGGGTTCGCCGGCCGGGACCAACCGCCCGTTGGCATCGACGCCCGCCTCGCCGTCCCAGGTCTCGCCCTTGAGATAGCCACCCGGCACGATGTCCAGCCTGTAGTCCTCCAGATACTCGCGCCATGCCAGCGCCAGCCGCTTTTGGTAGAACTGCTGGATCAAGCTCACATCGCCCTTCCGAGCGGCAGCTTTCGCCCGCAGGTAGAGTTCCGCGAGTCGGCCCCAGCTCATGGCACAGAGGCCGTTCCAGTGGAATCCGACGTTTTCCTTGGGCGCGTTGGGGTTGGTGATGACGTAGCGCCCGGTGAGGTTGAGTTCGCGGCGCATCCGGTCACTGTCCTCGAAGTAGTGGTTGCACGACACGCAGCGCATGATGGTGGTGTCGCGCACCCGCTGGAAATCCCACTCGCCGGACTCGTCGCGGGCGTCCTTGCTCCATTCAATCTGCTCCCACTTCCACGGCTGGCGCTGATGGCAATGCGGGCAGGCAAACGTCCACTCGCGCATGTCGGTGGTCTCGTGCTTGCGGTGGGTGTCGTCATCCTCCTCGCCGCCCTGGCTCATGAACAGGCACTTGCCAAGCCAGCCGAAAGCGGTGACCCGGGCTTCGGCCTCCGCCATGTGCCCCGTGGGATAGCGCCAGGTCTCATCGCAAATGAGCCAACGGATGGAGCGCCGTTGCAGGTTGGTTTTGTTGTGCGCCCCAAGCACCCATAGCGTCATGCCGTTGGAGAAGTGGATGGTGGTGTTGCGGCGCTTGTGCCGGTTGGCCGGATAGAGCGCTTTGACCGGCAGGCATTCGTCGAAGAGCTTCTGCAACCGGCTCTCGCTCTGGTCTTTGGCGTCGTCGTCGGTTTGGTCCAGCCAGAGCGTCGGGCCGGGATGGTTGGCGATGATGTGAGCGAGGCCGAATTCGCCGACGCTCGTTTTGCCGCTCTGAATGGCGGCGATGATGCTCACGATCCTGATCTTGGGATCGACCAGGGCCTCCATCGGTTCGCGCATCCACGGCGAGTTGGCCGAGCGGAAGCGCCCCGGAATCGGCGAGTAGGGAATCGAGGTGATGTGATCCTCACACCACGCCCAGGGTGGACGACGGTCGGGCGGACGCCAGGCATTGCGCCAGATGCGTTCGAGCTTCTTGCGGGCCGGTTCGATGGTGATCATTCTCCCTGATGCAGAATCGTCAACACCTCGTCGATGGCGCGGCGGGCTTCCTCCTGGATGCCGGTGGCGTCGAGACCCGACAGAATCGGCGGCAATTCCTGCTCGAACTTCTTGCGGAGCATCGCCGTTGCCTGCGCCACGAACTCGGTCCAGGTTTGGCGGACTTCCTCGACCGCCACAAAATCGCCGCGCTTGATCCCCAGCCGCAGTTCCCGTTCCTCGACCTCGGCGAGGAGCTTGCGGGCTTTGAGCGAGGTTTCCAAATCGGCGGCATCCTGGGCCAGAGGTTCGCCGCCCTTCAGATCATTGCGGCGCATGAACTCGCGCCATGCGGCCACGTCATGCAACCCGTTGGCGGCCGGCTTGGGGGCGTCCTTGCGCTTTTTCCAGGTGTTGACCGATTGGCGGGTGGCACCCAGCACGACGGCCAGCTCGACGTAGCTGGCGGCAGTGGTTGGGGCGGCTCCGGTGCCGGTGGCCAACGATTGCAGCATGGCCCGCTCGGCACGGGTCAGCTTGCCGCCCTTTTGCACGCGGGCAACCAGATTGGCGAAGTCGCGGTTGAGCAGCTTTTTGGCGATGTCGGGCGAGAGTGCTTCCATTCGCCGGGGCGGGCGAGTCAACCGGAGCGAGGTTGACGGCATGGCTGGAGCATGAGCATCCCCGTCCATTGCGCCCACACCCGCCTCGTCGATCCGAACACCCTCAAGCCCAACCCGGTCAATCCGAACCACCACAGCGCCCACCAGCTCCAATTGCTGGCCTCGATCATTCAGGAGCAAGGCTGGCGCAACCCGGTTACGGTGTCGAAGCGTTCGGGTCTGATCGTTCGCGGACACGGTCGGTTAGAAGCCGCGCTGCTGATTGGCTGCGAGACGATCCCCGTGGATGAACAGGACTACGCCACCGACGCCGAGGAACTCGCGGACCTGCTCGCCGACAACCGGCTCTCTGAACTCGCCGAACTCGACGAGGATGACCTGCGCCGGGTGCTCAAATCCATCGCTGACGCCGATCCGGATTTCGACATCGAGCTGACCGGCTTCATGGAAGACGAAATCCGCAAGCTGATGGACGAGGCGGACAACCCCGAGGATAAAGTTGAAACCATCCCGAAGATGGAGTGCCAGGCGTTCGAGCACCACGACTACCTGGTCTTCACGTTCCACGACCTGCGGGACTGGATGCAGGTCCTTCAATTGATGGGGGTGCGCGAGGTTGACTACTCGATCACCCGCAGAACCAAAAAAATCGGCC